CAACCAAAGGCTTCAATCTTCAATTCGTCTTTATCAATTTTGCCGTAGAACAAGGCATCAAAGTCCGGCATACCGCGCCAAGAGCCGGCGCTTTTGGCGGCTTTGCCTAATCGGTTAAATTGCTGAGTAGTCAGTTCCATTTCACCACTTGCGGCCACATCACCATCGACATAGCCGTCAGGCACACCATTGGTTTTGTTGACGGCAGAATTGTCTTCAATCGACAGCGTGACCTTTTGCGCGGTGAGCTTGTAGTCACCCATTGAAAAGTGCATGTTCTTGCCAGAAATACGCATGCTCATGGTTACGCCTCCGTATCTGCAGGGTTAGAGAGATCAAGCCCAATGTTCACAACAATGTGTTTCGGGCAATTGTGTGGCGTGACCATCAAACCAATCACGACTTTTGTTTTGCTTTGCCACGTGATGGTGACGTCTTGATCGCTTGGTGGCATGATTTCACCAGGGAACGGAATGCCACCAATCTCCGTGGTCTTCGACATATCGCGCATGTCTTTGCTGAAGTAAGTGCGGTTAAGTTCGATACTCGGTGGTGTTGAATTCAGAATGCGATCAGCAATGCGGCGGATCGCTTTGATGCGAACGCGGCGATTCAGTTTGTGAACCGGACGAACGTATTCTAGATATTGATAGTCCCCGCCCTTCGCTTCCAACGTGGTCGCGTCTGTCCAATACACCCCTTCCATGTCGGCATACCATTGCGGCAATGAATAACGCGCATCGGCTAACACTGCGATGGTGCTCATTTCCAGTGGTTTACCGGCGCTATCAATAGGCATTTCACCTAGGCCTAATACGCTGCCCGTTGCCACTCGCATTGGGCTATCAGCGACAGTCACCGCTCGATCGCACAAGCGCCCACCCAATACACCAATGTTGTTGCCATTGAGCATCGGTACAGGCGTCACCATATTGGCCGACACATCTTTCACTAACGCCAATAGACTGGTTTCGTATTTCGCCCAAGTTTGCTTGCTCTTATCGATGCCAGGACACGCCGCTAAGAAGAACACCCAACGGCCAAGCTTGCTGGTGAGCTCCGTCGCTTTACTTTGCATCGCTTGAAAGTCTGCTTTGCTGGTCACGATGTCCACCACACAAACCCCTTCAAACGAGTCCGTGCGGTTGGCAATATCAACCGCTTCCTGCCACGTTTTACCCTCAGAGAGACCAAAAACGGCGCCCGTCCAATTCTGTTTGCCATTGAGCTGCGCCGCTTTGAGGTTAGCGCCCAGCACGTCATCGGCTACCACATCATCAAGGTTAGTCATGTTATTCACACGCGTGACTTTGCCTTGCAGTTCAACTTTATCGGTACGCCCGATATAAAGCAGGTGGCGTTCAATTTCTGGGATCCCGCCTTGCCCTAAATTGAGGTTGTTTACCTCTACCTTTCCGGTTGCCATTGGTTATTTCCTCGCTTATTTTCGCTTTCTGGCCTGCTCAAAAATGGTGATGAGTTGGCGGGTGACTTCGCGTTCCTTACTGCCTAATATCTGGCGCTCTTTTAAGGGGATATCCCAAGCCGACACACTCGGTTGATTGCTCAACTCACGAATGATTTGTCCTGCTTGTCCGTGGGTTACGGTGGCCATCAACAACTTGAGCGTGGGTTTCTTCCTTCCCTTGCCACTCTTACGCGGGACCGTGTAACCCAGCTCCCTCAGTTTTCTCGCTTGCCCTTTTGAACAAGGCGCAGAATAGTTTGGCTTTCCCCACCGCTTTTGCATTTGGCGCTTGGTCATTTTTTGCTTTTGACCAAGGTGATGCCTGGCGGCAATTTTTGCGGTGAGCGGATTGCTCCAAGTTAGGTCGAGCGTATTGGCGTTTCTTACATAAGGGGTCAACCCCTTGGCCATACGTCGCATTACTTTTCCGCGCTTATTCCGTTTCTTCGGTGCTAAGGCTTGGCCTTGAATGTCTTTCTGTTGCTGAATGCGCTTTCGAGTCTTGGCTTTTTCCCAGCGCCCTAGGGTTTTCAATATCCAAACACGCTTTCTGGGTGGAAGCGCTAACATGGCAAGCTTTTCTTGCAGGTTGAGCACATCCCTTTGATTGACATTAACTGTCGGCTTCATTCACCAACTCCGCTTCTTCGGCGGTATAAACCTCAACGGCTTGAACTCGGTATCGAGTCCCGCGCCAAGTGATCATTCCTGCTTCATCAGGTACCAGTTCTATCGGTTCCATCAGTTCAAGTTCAATACTCACATCGGCCGCTTCGCTGCTGATCACATCCACTGATAAAGTCGGGTCTTCAAGCTCTTGCTCGTTACGCTCTTCTTCATGGTCACTGAGCCAGCAAGCAATCAGAGCCAACAAACAGCGTGGGTCTAGTAATTGGTGAGGGAATTCCTCAACCGAGATCACCGCGTTGTATTTCCAGAAACAAGCGATATACCCACCGTTCCCACGGTCTTCACCACTTGGCACTATTGAGCCGTTTTCTTGCCACGCATCAATCTTGTTATCGAGCACATTGCTATTGAGGTGACTAACGATGTAATCCGTTAGATGCTCAAGCTTGGTTTTGTTGTAAACCGTGTCGCTCATATCGAATCAATGCCATTGGCACTGCGCCCGAGCAATTGAGAGACATCTTTATTACTTTGAGCTAGGAAACGTGCCGCCTGTTGTGGCTCATCTATCGCCGCGTTGTCCCCTTCTTTACGCCTATCTTGCGTCGCAAACTCGGGTAACAATTCAGAGTGAGCTCGGCCATACACTGCACGTTTGTACAATGTGGTTTTGGCGATGCTCATTAATGGCGGAATGCCATCAACCAACAAGCGATCTAACTTCTCTTGAATATTCAGCGCGGCAATCGTGATGGCCGCAGCAATAGAGTCGTTGTCAAACGTATGCGGAATACGGCGTAATTGGCGAAACTCATCGGTCGATAAGCTTGGCCAACCTTCACCAGGTATGGCTTGGTCACTCGTTTTATCCACTTTCCCGCCAAAACTCATGATTCAACCTTTTTGCTACTACAGTTAATTAGGGCGCCTCTAGCCACTGAGTCGACGGAATAAGCAGGGTGATGAATCACTTGCTCTTCCTCGTCAGTCGAGGCGCGGTGGCATAGGAGCTGTTTTAAGCTAGAGGTTGTCGCCACTCTCTAACGCTCGGATACGTTGGTCGATGTTATCGATCATGGTGCTGACACCAATCGCACTGTATTGCTCATGCGCGTTTTGAAGATGAGTTCGCGCTTTCTGTAACGTCACCACATCTCCGACAGAGGACGCATGAGGCTTACCTTCATCGTTACGCAGTAGATACAGGCCCGCGAACTTCAACCATTTAGCCGTGGGCTTTTCGTTGATGCTCCAGTCGTCGGTGACCTTCTCAAATACCTGGGAGAAGTAAGGCTCAATCGATTGGCCTTTGTCTGCCATACGCTCTGACCAGGCCAAGACTTCATCCGCACAGAAGGTGGCAAAATCACGCTTGAATCGTTCTGGTGTATCTAGCCCGCGTTCAATAGCGATATCACACCACTTGATGGCGGTTTCTAGATCTTCGATATCAAAGAGCCAAATCACCATCTGAGTAAATAACGGGTTATCGAACTGCTCGTCACCGGCTAGGTAAGCTTCAATTGCTTCACGATATTTAGGGACCAAAACTTCACGTTTGTGGTTAACCTTTTCATCCTTACGATTGAAGGTTTTTAGCACCTTCAAATCGCTTTCGAGTTCAGCTAAAAGCAGGTGAAGGCTGTTAGGATTAGCAACAAACTGTTTCTCAGATGTCGATTGCTTTTGCTGTTTTGCCAAGGCTTCTTGCCGCAACTTCGCTAATGGACTGGCCATGTCTTCCCCTTAACCTGCGGCTGGCACAATGACAGTGACTTCTTCAATCGCTGCAAACTTGTGGTAATTGCCCACCGCATAACCTTCTTGGCGAAGGTATGACGTTTCGAAGCGTTTACGGTCTTCTTCATTACGCGACTTACGCCACTGCGTTCCTTTTTGAGTCAGGATTTGCAGGTTGGTTAAGTTCGTTACCCAAATCATGTCTGGCGGGAAAAATGGCGGTGTATACACCGTTTTACCAGCAACGGTCTTAGCCAAGCTCTGCGCGGCTTTGTGCTCGGTGGGTACTTCTGCCGATTCTAATAAACGATGCTGCTCTGCGGCCACTAAGTTGCGGCCAATCAAAACCACTAAATCAGGGTCGCCTTGATGCACTTCATGGATAGTGGTGTTAATCAGATCGTTAACCAGTGAATCGAGGTTTCGATATGAACCCTCGGTTGCCCCTGTCGAATCCAATTTCACCGCAGGTAAGACTTGAGCCGGTGCCTTCTCTTTTGCGAGTTGAAGCCAGCCTTTGTTAACGTCTTCACCCATTGGGTTTGCTTTAGGATCCGTACTCTCACCCGCAATGGAGGTGCCATGGAAACCAATACGCAACTTATCTAAGGCGAAATTACGCGTGATGGCGTTGTTCATCAGCTTCATCCACTGACCTTTACCACCCGAGTTCGCCCAGATTGTCATCGTAATCCAGTTGATATGAGCGCCTGAGTCCGTTTCAGTTAGCTCGTAGGTATTGCCGCTTTGGTCAAGAGAGCCCATGAAACGACCGTCTTTAACTCGACCGGTCAGCAAGCCACTGTCACCCACATCGATCACTTGACCCTTAATTTGGTCAACCGAGATATTCGAAATACGGTTTAAGAAAGAGTCAGATTCAACAATGGCTTGGCGAAGCTTCGTTTCCATCACCGGCGTGATGTTGAATTGCTTAGACGCATCTACAACGCCGCCCGCTTTTGCTACGGCTTGGCAATATTCATCTAAAAATTGAGTCGATACTGCATTGAGCATTTACACGACCTCCACAGTTGATTCGCCGCCGTTGCCTTCTTCACCAGGCTTTTGACCAGGGACTTCTTGCTTAAGCTTTGCGAACTGGGTTTCAAGGTTTTGTACTTGCTCGGCTACAGGAGCAAGCTGCTTCTCTAATTCACTAGAGAACTGCTCCAAAGAGAACGTTTGAACTTCACCTTCGGGTTTGGCTTCGGGTTCGTTAGGTGTTTGCGTTTGCAGGTTAAACTCTTGTTTGAGTTCATCCTTTAGCTCACCTTTCATAATGCCGAACTGCTCTTTCATCGCAGCTTTGAATTGTTCTTCGGTCACTTCTTCTTCCTCTGGTTCAGGATCAGGTTGTGGCTCTGGTTGTTCATCACCAGAATTGAAAAAGGCATTACACAAGGCAAAGAATCGGTCTGTTTTTGAGTAACACTCATCAAGGCTGATTTCTTCCAGTTGGCTGCAACTCAGCTCTGTGGTTTGACCTTCTTGTCGCGAAAACTGAAGTAATGAAACACCAGACGACGCCGGGGAATCGGTCACGGCTAATCCCATCAGGTAGCACTTTCCTTGCCCTTTATAGTCTGGGTTGGGTTCTATGGAGGTAAACAGCTTCTGCCCAAGCTTATTGGCTTCAAGTAAATATTGATTAGGTTCAAGTTTGGCAAACAAGCGCATTTTCCCATCCACTTCTTCAGCTTTTACGGCAAGCACTTTGCCCCAGTTACTTCCGTAACCAGCAAAGCGTTTGTGTTCAGGCCAAATCAAAGCGGTGTATTCACTCAAGGCGTAATTTTCTGCAATTTCAGTGAGCCATTCACGGGTGATCTTACGACCATCAACCGTCGGCCCTTCTGTTGCTACAATTTTCCAATCACTGGTTTTTGCCATTTGAGTTTTTTACCTAGTATTAATTTGTCAGTTAGGTGTTTCTGGCATTCACAATACGCCTTTGGTTTACCCGTTTCAGCCACTTCAATTCCTACCAATTCGGATACAGGGCGTATCCGAACCTATCCGAATTTTGCTATGCAATTTAGGTTGTTACCTCGGCGTATGATTGGTCCATGGCATATTCTCCTGAAACACGACACGCGGCCCGTTCCCTTTATTTAAAGGCTTGGACGCCCAATGAAATCGCTTCCGAATTAGGTTTGAACAGCACCAGAATTATTTATCACTGGGCTGACAAATTTGGATGGCGTGATATGTTGCGCGAGCAAACGATTGATGAATCGATAGCGCGTAGAATTGAAACCCTGCTTGAGCTGGAAAACCCGACCAAAGGCCAGCTCGATATGCTTGATAGACTCATCAAGCACCACGTACAACTTAAAAAATTCCACGCTCAAACTCAGACAGTTGATGAAAAACACTCATCTAACAAAACTGAACCTGTAGATAAAACTAACGGTAAAAGCTCGCGTTCAAATAAGTCTGACGACAAGCAGAAAAAGAAGAGCAAAAAGAAGAACAATATTGCTGAGCTAACCAAAGAGAACTTCGCGACCTGGCATGAGTCGCTCTTTGAATACCAGCACACGATGCGTAACAACCTACACCAACGTACTCGTAATATTCTTAAATCTCGTCAGATTGGCGCCACCTATTACTTCAGTGGCGAAGCATTAGAAGATGCGATTTTGACTGGCGATAACCAGATATTCTTATCCGCGTCTCGCGCCCAGGCCGAAGTATTCAGAAGCTACATTATTGCGATTGGTGAAGAGTTTTTAGGTGTTGAATTGACGGGTAACCCGATCATTCTCTCTAACGGGGCTGAGCTCAGATTCTTATCCACCAACTCAAAAACCGCGCAAAGTTATCATGGCCATGTTTATGTGGATGAGTATTTCTGGATCCCGAAATTCGATGAGCTCAACAAACTCGCATCAGCCATGGCCACTCATAAGAACTGGCGCAAAACCTACTTCTCCACCCCTTCCGCTAAAACGCACCAGGCTTACACCTTTTGGACCGGTGACCAATGGCGCAGAGGCCGTGATACTCGCACCAACATTGAGTTCCCTACCTTTGACGAATACCGAGATGGCGGCCGAGTCTGCCCAGACAAGCAGTGGCGTTACATCGTCACAATTGAAGATGCGGCTGCAGGCGGCTGTGAGCTTTTTGATATTGATGAACTGCGCGACGAATACAGCAAAGACGATTTCGATAACCTGTTTATGTGTATTTTCGTTGATGGAGCCAGCTCCGTCTTCAAGTTCTCAGCCCTCGAAAAAGCCATGGTGGACATTAGCCGGTGGCAAGACTTCAAGCCCAATGATAAAGACCCCTTCGATCGCCGTGAAGTTTGGCTGGGGTACGACCCCAGCCGAACTCGAGACAATGCTTGTTTAGTTGTCGTAGCACCGCCCATTGTTGCCGTTGAAAAATTCAGAGTACTTGAAAAGCACTATTGGCGAGGGTTGAACTTTCAGTACCAGGCGCAGCAAGTTTCAAAAGTGTTTGAGCGTTATAACGTGAGCTATTTGGGCATTGATACAACAGGCATTGGCGCGGGTGTCTATGACTTGATCAACAAGAAGCACCCACGTGAAACCGTGGCCATTCAATACAGCAATGAAAGTAAGAACCGGTTGGTGATGAAGATGATTGATGTGGTCGAAGCCAACCGCATTCAATTTGATGCTGAGCACAAAGATATCGCTATGGCATTCATGGCCATAAAGCGAGCGACCACCAATAGTGGCAACAACATGACCTTCAAAGCAGAGCGCAGCGAGTTAACCGGGCATGCCGATGCCTTTTGGGCGATTTCCCATGCCTGCATTAATGAGCCGCTCGATCACTCTGAAAAACGTAAATCAACTTGGCAGATGTAAATCAATGACTGAACAGATAACAGAAATAATCACGAAAGAATCCGCTAATGATGAAAGCTTGATGTTTAGCTTTGGTGAGCCAGAAATCATGGATCGTGATTTCACCAACTACGAATACAACGAGCTTTACTACAACGAAGACGGGAACTACTGGGAACCACCACTCGATAGAGCGGGCTTGAATAAACTGACTCGGGCTAACGCTTATCACGGTTCTATCTTAATGGCTCGCCGTAACATGATTGCGGGCCGTTACACCCAAGGTGGAATGCAGAAGCAACAAATGCAATCAGCCGTGCATGACTTCTTAGAATTTGGTGATACTGCCCTGCTTAAGCTTCGTAACTACTTTGGCAAAGTCATTGGACTATGGCCTATTCCTACTATGTATTTACGTAAACGTAAGAACGGTGACTTTGCTTTCCTAGAGCGGGATGACAAACAAAAGAGTTACAAGAAAGAAGACGTTATATTCATCAAGCAATATGACCCAGTGCAGCAAGTCTACGGTGGACCGGATTACCTTGGTTGTGTTCAATCTGCTTTGCTTAGCCAGGACTCCACCACGTTCCGTCGCCGTTACTATAAAAACGGTTTGCACATGGGCTTTATCTTCTATGCGACTGACCCTAACTTGAGTAAAGACGATGAGGAAGACCTAAAGCAGAAGATGGCTTCAAGTCGTGGTGTAGGGAACTTCCGCTCGATGTTCATCAACATTCCAAACGGCAACGAGAAAGGGATTCAACTCATACCTGTTGGCGACATTGCGACCAAAGATGAGTACGAGAAAATTAAGAACGTCACCGCCCAAGAGGTGATCACCGGCCATCGCTTCCCTGTTGAACTGGCTGCTATCATTCCAAACGGTGGTACGCGTGGTGACCCGATTAAATTTGATTACGTTTACTGTAAAAATGAAGTGATACCCGCGTGCGAAATGTTCATGGATGCAGTGAACAGCGACCCAGAAGTACCCAAACATCTCCATTTAACCTTCAATTTGGACAATGTCGCGGCCTAAGTAGCATGATATTTTTTGCAATTACGTTTTTGACTGCAATTTGCGCTCAGCTCTTTCTTCATAAGGGCTGAAGCACTACCAAAATGATCGTTAGAAAAACACAAACGATCATTAAAAAACTGACCTAAAATACAGAAACATAAATATTTCAAGCACTTAACAAAAACCAACAGATCAATACTGATCGTCAGAATTTCAATTCCTTTCAATTTTTTGCACTCTTCGCAATTTTATTAGGCGCTCTATAAGCCGTTTTAAGGACTATTAACTCGCGGCAAGGCCCGTTATTCCTAAAGGGCTAGCGGCTTGTTAGGCTTCCATAGCGACGGCAGAATTTCACTGAAATAGAATTGCGAAAAAATGAGATCGAAAAGGCTTCAGGTGGGGAGGAGGAGTGCGTTTTCCGTGGGTTAGGCATACTTTCGGTCGAGCTTACTGACAGGTGTAAAAAAGCCACCTTGAGCGGTGGCTATGGGAAGTTCTGAAGTTCAAGCTTGATGCTAAGTGCCTTTTTCGCAAGGCGCTAGGATTTCGAGTTCTTGGCTAGGTAAATATTTAATTTCCAAACAAGTTAACTGCCAAGTACTTTCAGTCAATTCAGCTTTGAATTCGAATAGGCCTTCACCTTGTGGACCTTCAATCTCGTACTGCATATCAGCAGAGCCGGAAACTTCATACCCTCGAATGATTCCTTGGATTAAGTCAATGTCGTAAGGCGTACCAATATTTGCGTGAAACTTATCCGAATCCTCTAGAGTACGAAGTGCTAGCTTAGTTGAACCAGACTCTTCAAATGAGCTATTCATGCTGATAGTAAAGATGACTGCAAAGAGAACACCACAAGTCAACATTATCGCAGCTGCAACGGACCACTTTCTTTGAGAGTTTTTAAACTCTTCAACACTACTCCACTGGTTATGCTTCCAAGCCCACTCATTGCCTTTGAAGCCAAGAATAAATGGCATCACAATGTTGACGAATGGTACAAAAACTAACAAAGCGCGATAGGTACGAAAGCGAATACCCCATATCCAATTGAACGCAAACGCGCCCCAATTCCAACCTTTAATCTGTTCAGGGATTTCTTTACTATTTTCCATATATTCCACTAATTCTATTCGGGCACATAACGCCAAATTAAGTAGTGAGCAACACTGCCACCTAACCTCAACCATTGTGCCGTAAACACTGAAGCTAATTCAAATCAAAAGTGCCAAGCATTGCGAATCTGCTTAAATTTATTTGTTAGGCCTCGCTTTTCAATGATGCTTCTTGCTCCGTGCGATCTTCTGTATACAACCTAAAGTAAACAACGGACATCAATATCATTAAGCTAGTCGAAATAAGCCCATACAAAATTTCGGATGCTATGTATAGTAACGTCGAAGAATCACCAACAAGACCAAATGCGAAACCTAAGAATATTTGAGAGCCGCCAATCAATGCAGTAACCATCATTAACCTACCAGCTATACCTTTCGTATCTTTCCAACTTTCGTCCAATGCCGAAAATGCAGGTTTATTGTTTAAAATCGCCTCAAAGTCTGCAAACCCATATTTAGCTGCAAAATATAAACCCGGTACGATAAGCGCTATAAACCCAACTAAAACAGCTACACCATAGAAAAAGTGTACAACTAACAACCGCCACCACTCATTCAAAGAAACCGTTTGCTCTTTAGGGTAACCGGAAGCAACAAAAGCCATAAACTTGATGAAACGAACCATTAAATAAGTGTGAATAAAACTTATTACCACAAGGTAAAAAAGGTTTCCCCAACCATAAAACAACTCTACAAAAGGGCTAAGCAGTGACGTGACAATCACATAAGGCCCGAAAAGTTTGAAAATAGATCTAACATTAGATTTGGAGAAATAAAAGCACTCCGTTAATAGTTTATTCATAGTGTTCATTCATTTAGATACAATAGCCGGTAGCATATCAAATATTTATCATTTCCCAAATTGGAGAGGCTCGGGCTTGTCCAACACTTGGGATTTAACGTTGGCTACGCAACGCTTAATCCTTATTTGTTATGCATATTCCCACTTATTACCTAGAAAATCGCCCTTGGCATTCCACGCAAGGAAGTTGCTTTGTAATTTAGAGAACTCCTTAAACAAACCGCCTAGCCGATTAAGATCTCTAGGTTCAAGTTGTATACAAAACTCTGATATGTGTTTGTAGGGTAAAGGAGAATTATTACAGAACCTAATTTGAAGAGCACATTGTCCTCGTGGGCTAACCATAAATGCCCTCAGACGAAAATAATGCGCAAAGTTATCCTCTTCCCTTTCCGAACCTATTTCATACAGAAAAACGTCTTTTGGATGACGAGGGAAAACCTCTAGACCTTTAGCGATTTTCAGTAGGTCAGAGGCATTATTATAGAGTTCAAATCTTGTACTCTGCATACCATTTGAAACGTCCCACAAGAGTTGCAGATGATATGGCTCTTCATAAGGAATTCTTTCTATTTTTACGCAGTATTCCATTTTTACCCTTATATGCATAACAGCTTTATTAGACACAAAAATTCGGCATTTAAATACAGAATTTATCTATCTAGTCATCTTATGTAAGACAGGGTATACATCTAACCTCAGTATGTTCAACAATTTATCTTCAGATGATGATTCATCACTTCACAAAATAAAGAATTTTTCTGCATAGCCCGACAGCTGTGGCTCATCTAGGTAAGTACGCCCACGAGAAAAACAAAAAGACATCCTCAAAACCCTGAGAACTGTATAAATCATCACCATAGTTTAGTACCATGGGACTATCATTTCGATAGGTTCATGGTGTCATATGAGAGTAATTTGCCCAGAATGTGGCGAGAAAGCCCGCATACAAAAATCAAACCGTATTTCAGCGGGTTATAGCGATTTATATTGTAGTTGTAGTGACCCAGAATGTGGCCATTCCTTCGTAATGAACCTAGCCTTTAGCCATACTCTTAGCCCATCGGCCAAAACGACTTCTCAGTTAGCTTTTGAAATGGTTAAAGCTCTTGCACCCGATCAGCGCCAAGAGCTAAAACAACAACTCTCATTCCTCTAAAGATTAAACGCTGGACTATCTTCCTTATCGACCATCTCTATTAGCTGCTTAATTGTGGCTAACTTTTCTGGCTTAAGTTCTTCTCTTTGGTCTGCAACCAATAAACTCATCAAATAAATACCTATATCAGCTCTGCTTTCACCTTCAGTGCTGAGTGCTACAGCATCTATAATGAACCCCATCGCTTGTAGGAATATGTCCTGTTGTTTTAATGACATAGCTCTACTCCAAACCAAAAGACTGTACAAATATACAGTACTTTAGTGAATATTCATACAGCGTTTTTATGAAGCGAGATTCATCCCTCATTCTGATAACGAATTTGAGCTTTATATCAACGGCCACTCATCGATTTCAGGAAAGAATGACAAATTAGGCTGTTCATATTCATAGTCGTCATCTTCTCCAGCTAAAGGTCCGGGCTGTTTTGCCTTGAAATCATCTAACCAGCTTAAATCTGGCTTGGGTTGATACTCTTCAACAAGCTGGGCTGGGCGAACCGTACCGCATGGTAGGTGCTCCGCAGGGCGGATTCTTATACTGGTTTCATCATCTATTCGAATTGAACTGCCTTGTTGCAGCGCGATTAGAGCGGAACTATCAAAGTTTGGCGGTAAACCACCACCTACTGAGTAAGGTTCCAATAATCGCTTAAGCTGATCGCTGACCTGTACTTTCTGCGGTAGCGTACAGTTATTGACAGAACTCCGAGAGGAATCAGAGATTCCAGAAAGAGCAAGATCAAAAGCCCCCGCTTCAGCTTCATCGCTCTTTTCAGTCTTTGTCACTATCTGCCAGGTCTTAAGACGAGTCTTAACCAACTCACCTGCAGCAATAAAACCTTCTAT